CTTTATGGCCTGCAGGTATTCACCGGATTTTGTTTCGCTGCCCTTCGCATTGGATGCGCTTGTGCCCGCATTGGTCTCGCTGGTCTTGGCAGCGCTTGCCGCACCTGTGGCAGTGCTGGCCGCGCTGGATGCTGTCTGGGCATCTTTTTTTGCGGCTGCTGCACTGGCAGCAGCTGCGGTTTTGCTGGTATTGGCATCATCTCGCGCCGCTTCGGCTTTCTTTGCGTTGGCCTGAGCACTGGCGGCGCTGGTACCCGCATTGGTCTCGCTGGTCTTTGCTGCGCTTGCGCTGGTGCTGGCATTCGTTTCACTCGTCTTTGCGACCTTCGCACTGGCCACGGAGTTTGTCTCCGAGGTCTTTGCCGCACTGGCCGAACTGGCAGCAGTTGTTTCGCTGGCCTTTGCTGCCTTTGCACTGGCGGCAGCGGCATTCACAAAGGTCTGTCCGTATGCCTCCACTTCCGCCTTCAGCGTCGCCATAAAGTCCCGGATCTCAGAAATGTCAGTTTTTGTGTCTACCACCAGGCCTTCCAGGCATTTTGCCTTGCCAAGCGTCGTGTGGAACGCACAGTTCACCATTCCGCCAGTGGTAATAAGGCCCACCACAATAAAGAACACATCGCCCTGATACGCTACAGCATCCGCCGCCACAATCCAGTCAAACACCACCGCATTGCCTTCAGTGTGTTTGCTCGTCACCGTGTAATAGTTTTTGTCACCGTTTGCATTCTGGTAGTTGATGCGCAGGTCAAACTTCGACATATCGTATCCGCGCCATGTTTTGTTCATTCTAAATCGGATGCGGTTCGCGTCTTTATCTCCCTCAACGCCCAGCACCACACCCCGCTCCGGAATGGCAATTATGCGCAGGTCTTCGTCGATCACAAAGTCGCAGGTGCTGTCCTCAGCACTCGTATCCGCCAGCTCGGCAAACTGCTTGTCCAAATCCATCATGTCACTTCACCTGCTCGATCAGTACCTTGTTTGTTATCATCCGCGTCTTGCCATTCTGGCCAGCAAGATACACCTTAAAGCTTTTTCCGTCCGTCACCTCGTCGGGTACGGCGCACTCACCTTCCGCGCTCACAGTCACCGCATATTCGTCGTTGAACACAGCAATTTTCTTGGCCATAAGCCACTCCGGGTCACTCTGCTCAAAGCGGCAGCGCAGATAACCTTTGCTTCCGGCTGTCACGCCGGTAAAATCGCCGTGCTTTGCCAGCTGCTGCCCTTCCACGGCAAACTTCAGCATCCGCATTGTTTCTCCTCCCTGTCGCACTCGGCATACAGCCGCCATTCCAGTTCACTGATAAGGTTTTTGGTTGCTTCCATCGTGCTGGAACTCTGCGGCGGGTCAAACAGCATCTTCACCTTCAGTGCCGTATAGCTCTTTACAGCTTCAATGTCCGCCCTGTTCTGGCAAAACTCGCTCCATGTTGCCGTCGCATCGCTGATGCCAAAGCCCTCCTGCGGCCCAACGCCAATCTGCCGCAGGATCATCAGCACGCTGTTGATGTGCATGATAAGGTCTGCATCAAACGCCGTATACTCCTCGGTCAGGCCAAGGAGTTTCTTCACCGAGGTCAGGATACTGTCCATTTTAAATTTTCCTTTCCTATAACTCGTTTGACATCCATCTGCATTCATGCTATACTTTTCTCCCAAAATAAAGGAGGGGTGTTTAATGAATGCTGTATGTGTTGAACAGTCGAATGTTCGCGTACAGTGCGATACTACTTATCGCCAAATTTTCAACGGTCAGAATGTTATATTTGCCTGTCGCCGTCAAGCTAACGATGCCCTATTGCATTATCCGAGCTCTATTGTTGCAGCTGATGTGTTGATTAAGACTCGCATAGAAGAAATTAAGTATCTCAGCACGAAAGACCGACAAAATGTGGAACGTCGTCAACTGATGATGGTCGTTAGCCTTGCCATGATAGCAAACAACGATCCTTATAGCGAAATGGTAAAAGCAGCATTGTTGCGTGCTCAAAGAAAAGCACAAATCGGAAGTTGCCTGTACAAACTGGTTTACACCGTTTTTACAGGTCTCTCGCAAAAGGGAATTCGTAACATTCCGAATGCATCTTTGAAAAAGTTGAACCGCATCACCGGTTCACCCTTGATTTCCAAAAATGGAAGTAAATCGGCCTTCAGTCTCACCCAAATTGCTGATTCTTCCCGCGATGCATTGTTGGCTCAAATCGATGCATCCATTACCCAGTGGATTGCTGACGAAGCCGTGCGTGAGTTCTTTCCAAAGATCTCAGTGCCCCAATGCTAATACATCGTCGATGGTTCTTCCCAGCAATCATCGACTTTTCTTTTACCACTTCACTATAAGGATCATTATTTTTCTTTTATTCTTCGTGGTCCATCACGCCCTCGGCTGCAATGGCTGCATTTGCCCAGAACAATGCCTCGTCCAGCTTCGTCAGTGCCAGACTGCGTTCCCGGCTTGGTGTAATACACCGCACCATTCCTTCTGTCTCCTGCATCTTCAGCCGCAGGTTTGTGCTGTATGCTGCTTCCGCAACATTGAATTTTCGTACAGGGTACATGTCATTTCCTCCATGGGCAGGTGTCGCCCGGTTTTCGTTCTGTGTACACCGGTTTCAGGATCGTATCATCTCCATAGTGGATGGCCTTGTGGGTACGGTCGCTTACGCAGATCACATTCTCCGGGTCCAGCAGTGCGTCCGAGTGCTGAAGCACGTCCTCTTTTGTCAGCGGGTTCAGATGGTGGATAATAATGCGCGGCCGAATGGGCTTTCCATTTCGTATCACCCAATCCGTGATCTCGTGGTCGGAACATCCCAAATCGCACCCTGCATCCCGCACAATGATCCTGTCCCGGAACTGCCGCCACTCTCTTGACTGGTAAAAATCCTGATTTAGCCACCGGTCAAAGCCAAAAGTATCAAATCCAACTTTGCCGTGGAGTTGCAAATAATGGAAGCGGTCTTCAAAGGTCGCATGCTGGCAAAGCTCAGAGTATGTCTTCCTGGGCATATGCTTAGTACCCCACGCACCAGCAGATCATGGCAAATGCCGTGCAGATCATAGAGAGGCAAATCACCTTATCTCGGAATGTGGTATGGGTTCTTTTTTGACAGCTCCGCACGTTCTCTGCTCATTTTTCGCCCCTCCATTCATAGCCGGTCTGCTCATAGAGGAGCTTGGGTGAGATGTAATAGCTGATCCTGCCCAGCTTTGAGTTCATCTGCTGAATATCCGTAACGCGCTTTCCGTTCCTAGTCGCTTCTCCAATCGGTAACCACCCAGCGATGATTCCAGCTCTCACCCAAGCAGGATCTCTGCCGTATACTCGTGCCGCGACCCGCACAGGGACTGAACCCATTTCTAATCTAGCTTTATCCATTCTATCGTACTCCTTTTGTGTTACTCTAGGAGCGTCTAAATACGTTCCCAGGCTCAAAAAGGATGATACTTGCAAAAATGGTCCCCCGCGTGCTGTTTTTTATCTTTTTCGCCCTGAAGGATTGACAAGCAAAAATCTATCGTTTAACCTAGAATAGCTTTTTCAAACAGAAAAAGCCCGGTTTGACCGAGCTTTTGAGTGAAAATGGCAAATTTATACAATGATTGAAGGAGGTTTCTATGTTAAAACTCTGTCCAGAGTGTTGTCTACAAGTGAGCGATAAGGCAGCAGCTTGTCCTCATTGCGGTTACCCGCTCAAATCCAAGTCATCGCTGCCACCAAAAAAGAAAAAACATATGCGTCTTCCCAATGGATTCGGCCAGATTTCCGAAGTCCGAGGGCGTAATCTTCGCAAGCCCTTTCGGGCAATGGTCACAGCCGGAAGAACTGATGAAGGCAAACCGATCGTATGCCCGCTCCGTCCGGTCGCTTATTTTGAAACGTATAATGAAGCATATGAAGCGCTTATGAAATACAACGCGCATCCATTTGACCTTAGCAATAAAACAACCATGCAGGACCTTTTTGATATGTGGCTGACCACGAAAGAGAAAAAAGTGGATTCTTCTACGATTTCCCGTTATAAAAGAGCATGGGCCTACTCCTCCTCGATTCATAACATGCTTGTCCGCGACGTTCATATCTCGCACCTGCAGAATTGTATTGAAAACGGAACCATCGTTTACGCCGGAGAAACTCGCCATGCACAAAACAATAATAAAGACTCAATGAAAAATCTTTATAATCTGCTCTTTGATTATGCAGTCTCCCGCGAACTCGTCGATAAAAATTATGCTCGTATGTTCACGATCGATTCGGGGTATGTCCGCAAACCGAATAGTCATATTCCCTATACCGAAGCAGAACTCGATCTTCTATGGGCAAATATAGACAAGCATCCTATCATTGACATGATTCTAATTCAGTGCTACTCTGGCTGGCGTCCCGGAGAACTATGCGACCTGAAAATGAAGGATGTTGATATGGATGTGGGCACATTTACAGGCGGCTTAAAAACAAAAGCGGGGATAAACCGAACAGTGCCGATTCATCCCCGAATTTACAACCTGGTAAAAGCCCGCTACGAAAAAGCGCTCGAAGCAGGTTCGCCTTATTTATTTTTCACGATCCGCCAGCGTGGTTTCCATCATCAGAACACCGTAAAAGGCGAAGTCACGCAAATGCGCTATGCCTCTTTTTCCGTGCAGCTTGTCAACGAAGTCGTTCCTCTGCTGTCACTGAACCCTGAACATAAAGGCCATGATGGACGTATTACTTTTGTTACAATGGCCAAAAAGTATAACATGGACGAATATGCCATCAAACGACTTGTTGGACACCATATTAAAGACCTTACTGAACGTGTTTATACCCAAAGAAGCATCGACTGGCTTAAAAATGAGATTGAAAAGATCCCATAATTCCTTATACCACTTTTGCATTTGAATACAGGGAATGTGTAGGAGTGACCCGATTTTGTCTACATTTTATCCAATCTGTAGATGCCGTATTTCACGTATTTACGTTCAATTCAGTCCAAAAATCAGATAGAAATGGTGTTACAAACGTCCAGCAGCACCGGGTCAAGCGTCTTGGTCATTTCAAGAGCTTCATCCACAGGGTAATCCACCAGCTTTTCGCCCCTCATGCCGACGATGCGGTTATACCTGCCCTGCTCCAGCAGGCACACGGCATGGTAGCCCATTGCAGAAGCATTCACACGGTCACGCAGAGTGGGAGAACCACCGCGCTGGACATGGCCCAGAATGGTGGCGCGGGAGTCGATGCCGGTGCGTGCCTGAATCTCGTTTGC